TGTTGTTCCTACTGTTGTAAGAGTAGCAGTTATTCGCGTATCTTGATTAACACGATCCATATTATCAAAAGCCGAAGTTTGTTGTGTGTGCTCTGCTGCAGTTTTAGCATCTTGAGCCGCAGTATAAAAAGCTGCTGTTGATCCACTTGAATCAGTTTTACCAATCGACATAGTCGCACTAGTTCCTGCGTCACTGCCTATTGCAAAACGCATTAGTACTTCTACTATCTGTGAATTCTTAGGTATTACACCTACGTCGTAAGTATTTACTCCAGCTGCTACTGCCATACTAATCAGTATTGATTGAGTCATAGCTACTTGACCTGTGTTTGTTATATTTTCGCCAAGTGTTGTTCCTGTTGTGTTTGAGATCGTTCCCGCTTTTATCGGTCCCGAAAATGTAGTTGTTGCCATATTAATATCCTCCTAGATATCTGAATACTGTCCCTAGGGTTGTCGACTATACGCGTCAGCATTCATCATTTATTAAATGTATAGTGTGATAAATATACAATATTTTTGAGTAGAGTGCAAGAGAGCCTAAGGTATTTATGCATTTCAGCGATGTAGCTTTTGATTAAGTAGCTACAGAAACTTGTGGAGTGACATCCTCAACTTGATTCTGTCTATGTGCAATAGCTGCTTCTTCCAGCTTGATATCAGTAATGACTCTTTTTACTTTGTCATCAATCTTAACCATCTCAAGAGTATATCTATTATTATCTAGATGCTCCTGTTGCCACTTCAACTCCAAGGACCTTTTTTGTTTGTATAGGTCTTGTATCATCAATAACCTCCTCATAAGTTATTCGATTTATCTCGTTATTATAGTTGTTTCCGAGATACTCCCATTTTATACTCTTTTCTCCTAGCTTGTCAAGTATTGCTTTTTCAACACTTTCAGCTGTATCTTCATCATGCTCAATATTAAATTTAGCATAATGGTCGTAAGCCCAGATATTTATGAGAGTCTTTTTCATTTACACACCTTTATATGTAATAAAGGGGCCGTTTTAAGGCGGCCCCTAAAATATTAATTATTAAATGTCAGATCCGAATATGCCTCTTGGATCAGAAAATCCAAATACATATCTTTCTCTAGCTTTGTATCTAACGTTACCAGTATCAAAGTCGCCTTCCATAGAAGTTTTGATAGGTGATCTAACGAAATGTTTAAGACCATTAGGTACATCAGTTTTAATGAACCATTTTTTATTAGAAGTTAAGAAGTGGTTAACTGTGTAACCTTCAGGAATCATTCCCATATTCTTAACTGCATTAATGTCATTATCTGCAGTACCTGTTCTACCTTCAGACTTCATAAGTCTGTCAGCAGTAAATTGAAGTGCTGAAGGAATAATTAATTTCATTCCTCTAGACGCAATTTTTAGGCCTCTTTCATCAGTCATAGCTGCGATGTCAATCAAAGCTTGTTCTAATGAAGTTTCGTTTAAGTCAGAAGCAACTGCTAACTCATTACTGAAAGTTCCAGCAATAGTTGGGTGATCTGTAGCAAATAATGCTACTCCGTCACCGCCAGCAAATGATGCATTGAAACCATTGTTCAATACAGCTGCTGCTTTAACTTGCTTAGTGTTTGCCATAGATCTTGCTAACGCTTTTGTATATCTAGACGCAAGTCTGTCATACAAGTTATCTTCGATAGCTTCTTCTGTGATTGCAAACGCTAATGCGATTGTTTCGTTAGTGTAACGTGCTGTGAAAGTTTCTTGTGCATCATCAAACTGAACGCCTTGGCCTTCAGGTTTAACTGTTGCATTCGCAAAACCAGATAACATTACTTCTTCTTCGAAAGCTCTGTCAGATGATTCTGTGTCAAAAATTTCAGCATGCTCGTTAGCATACGATTTGTACTCAAGTCCAAATAGTGCATTTAGACCTGGCTCTAGTTCTTTAACTAGTTGTGCTCTTGATATTGCCATGTTTTTATTCTCCTATTTGGGTTTAATTGTACAATGCTGAGTCTGGTTGAATAACAACTATAACATTACAGCCTGCAACTAGCAGGTCTTTCTGTTCTGGTATATTACTATTTCTTACCAATCTAAACATTCCGTTTGTTGCACTTGCTCCAACTGTTGCAACGTTAAGATCGATTCTAGACAGTCCGTCTATAGCATCCGCATCTACTTCGTTGTTTGGGTTGAAGAAATTCTCTGAGTTTAGAAGCGCTTGTGCTGCAGCAGCATTTGCTGCTAAAGCTGCATCTAATCTGCAAGAATATTCTTGTGCAGGGTTAGTATTTGCAAAAGCAGTGATATTATCACTACCTGTGTTGTAGTCTTTACTTGTTGTAACACCAGCAACAACTGAGTTTGCAAAAGTTGGTTTTCCAGTAGAGTCTATATAAAAAGCTCCGTTGAAAATTCCAACAATGTCTCCAGTTGCGCCTACGGCATTAGACCAGGCTGCTCCGCCAACTACTCCATCATCCATCGTTGCTTGCGCAGCGTTTTGTAGGAATCCGACGTTACCTGCTGATTGTATATTTACAGGTGAACCTTTGAACGTAGACTTGCCGGGAGCTGTTTGGATTTGAAATTCAGATTGACCACCTGTAGCTGGAGTATTTCCAACTGTAGGGGCTTGTCTAAATCCGAATCCTTTTCTTTCCGATTGTAACATATTTGTTTCCTTTATTATGTACCTGCCTCGAAAGGCCTCCAGTACTGATTTATTTTATTCTGTTGGACTTAGAAATTACTAAAAAATTATTTCTTAGAACCACCAAAAGTTACACGTGACTGCCTCTCTTGATTGATAGGCATACTTGCATGCTGTTCCTTCATAAGATCGTTGTTCACAGCGTCATCTTTATCTTTAGTCTGCTGATCATAGTAAGCTTCGATTTGCTTAGCGATCTCTTCTGGTATCCTTGCCAGCAACAGGCCTCCTACTCCGATTACTCCGGCGAATTTACCTTCGGTCATTTCTGGAAAGTCTCCTTCAGGATATTCATCAGCTCTTACAAGCTCGTATCCTTCTCTTAGAGATGCTGCTATGTTTTTGGTATCATTATACCCCATAGTTTCAGCTCTTATCCATCTATGTCTGTATCCGATTGGTGCGTCGGGTGCATCGAGTGATGAGGGTGGAGTCCAAGTTTTTTTAGCTTCCGCTTTAATTCTTGTTTGACTCGCACGTGAAGTTTTTATTTTATCATTTTCCATATGCTTATTGTCCTTCCGTGATGTTTAATTGTTTCGCATAGTCTTCTAATGGCACGCCTAATCTTTTAGCAATTGCTACCTGTGAGGGCGAGAGTTTCACAGTTTTTCTTGCGCGTCCTGTTGAGCTCGAACGTCTAGCTGAAGCTACATTCTGAGCAGGTTTTGCTCTTTCTGTAGAAGTGTTATCCATCTTATCAAACTTATGGGGGAATTCAAGTCTTATTCTTGAATCAACTTCCTCATAATATTCGTTAGATTGTGGGTC